TGTCATTTGTCTTGAGTATCCCGTGCTATATTCTCGCACCATAATATCGTGAGGGGCTAAATGCTTATCATAAACGTATGGTTTATTTAGTACTTTACCAATCCATGCAGCTAATGATTCTCCATCGCCTTCCATATAGTCGATTAATCTTATTTCTTTGCCGTAAGCTTGAAAGAACCATATTGCGGTGAAATCATTAAAGCCCAAATCCCACGCTGTGTGTACTGGCAATGCCTCATCATAAGGAATATTTCCAATTCTTTTTTCCACTCGTGCCAGTGTGATTTGCTTAGCGTAATACATTCCTTGAGTAGATTGCTCCCAGGCCTCTTCTGGAGTGCTTGGATATTCCCGACGCATATTCTCGGATTGCGTCTCGTTTTTCTTTGCATACCACCATTTTTGCTCATCATCGAGTTCAATTCCTAATCCTTTTAAATGTAAGAAATAGTCTGACATTTGATCGTCGAAAGATATCACAGAGCCTATTCTATAATCAGGATCACGCCACCATGTAAAGAAATGGAATTTAAAGTCTAATTGTGTAAGTTTATTTGTGTTTTGTTGAGCGCGACGGCACATATCAAAAAAATAACCCTCACGTCCTTCCGCAGTCGATTCGATGAATATATATTGTCCTGGTGCCACCGTGTTAAGAGATCCCGTAATGATTTCCTCTGCCTTATCAGGGTATTTTGCACATATTTTTCCAAATTCGGAAATATGAAGATATTGGAATGTAGATGAACGTAGTGAAGTTCCAACGCGAAGACTAGAACCATTTGAAAATTTGAGCATTTGAGCGGTATCATTATCGCAGGTAATTTCCGATTTGAGCCATATTGGGAGGTTGTCATAAGCAAACTTTATCTTTCTAAATAGTTGTTGTGCATCATCGACAGTATGAGCAATGATACCAGCGGATTTGTTAGGGTTGAACAAGCATCGATCAAGAAATAGCATGCAAATATACGTGCTAATACCAATTTGACGAGCCTTTAATATGATATTGCAATACCAAGCATTGTCAAATAGCTCTTGCTGTGCCCAGTTGGGCTTAAATACTATCTTGCGCCCTGATTTATTTTGTATGTGATATAGATGGCTAATACGCCAAAAAGGATTAGATAGATAGCTTTTAAGCTTGTTATAGTCATCACTCATCACTTACCAGTTTCTCGGTTGTGCCTGAAATCTCGCTTAAAACAGCCTCTATGGTCGTTTTCTGTGTGACTTTGCTTTCCGTCTTAGAGCTTAAATAACCATGATGATTAGTTAATACTAAAGTAGCCATTCCGTTATTATAACCTTTAGTAAGTACACCATTTCTTAATCTAGATTCTTGCCATTTCTTTGCAGTTTTTAACACTTGAGAAAATCTATCATGTTGATTAGCCCAAATTGACATTAATTCTGGGTCTAAATCTTGATATAAACAGAAGTCATCAAAAAAAATGTGCATTTCATCTTCTTTAAACCATTTCAATAGTTCGTCAGCTTTTTTATCAATAAATTCATCAGTGTAAATTTTTGGTCTTCCTGCTAAACCTTCAACATCATAATTCGGATGACCTTTAGGAGCTGGCATAAAATCACTTTGTATGTTTAATTTATTTTTACAATAGAAAAAAAAGGAGTTTTGATCAATGGCAAAAAGCAAATGTCGGTTGTGTTCGCAAATTTTAACGGGGATACGAGATGAGATTATTACTTGTGATTGTGGTGAGATTACTCTTGATGGCAAGCGTGGAGTGGTTTTATGTAAGAGTGCGACAAGAAACTATGTTGAGATAGATGAAAATGAATGTGAGATAGTTGTAGATGATATAGATAGAGAAAAGATGAAGCGAGATAAATTGATAGACATGCTAGATGAGATGAGGAAAAGTTATGAAGGATTACCGAAAGATGCGATGTTACAACCCATTAATCATTATGATATGAGTAGTTTACTGATATTGCTTGTAGCATTAGTTAGAGCAGATAAGTGATCTGGAAAGATAGGGTTCGAACCTATGCGACTCCGGTAACAGCGGAGCAGGCTACCATTACCTCACTTTCCATTATTTTTGTTCATATTTATCCCACTCGAATTCTGGAAATTCATTTTTTAATTCTTGATATACATTTTCAGTAATATCTTCAAATGAATGTTCTTCATAACTGGAAACATCATTGATAATTTCAAAATTGAATCCTTGACAATTTTTCATAGCGATCATTTGAGGGAGAGGATGAAGAGGATGGTAAATACATTTATTAGAAAATGGCTTAGGTGACCACATTTGTTTTTTTATGGAATAATCCACGGCAAAATAGTATATGCTCATTATTTTTGTTCCCATGTAGCCATAACGATTAGAGTTATGATTATAATGCTGATGGCTATAGAAAATAGGATATAAAGGTTCATGAGATATCTTCTTGTTCTATTTTATGTTTGCCACAACGTTTACAGATGAATTCGCGAGTAACAGTAAAGCGACTATTGAATTCGTCATATCTTTCGTTGAACATAAAATATCTATGGCAAGCAATAGCACAGAGGAATCGTTTAATACTCATGTGCTTTTTTTGCGCGTTTTTTGAGGTCTTTGGCTGCTGACTTTGCTTCATTTCTTTCAACCATTTCATGTTTTTTCTTTGAGCCTTTAGCATGTTTGGCTTCTTTAGAATAGTGTTTAGCATCTTTTTCTAATGCTTTAGATGCTTTTTCCATAATTTTCTTGTGCATAGAAATCCTTTAATAAGGTTAAAGTTCATAATAAAAATCTGCTTCTAAACATAATTTAAGAGCAATTGTTGCATATTGAGCTAAACATGAAACATATTCTGGAGATCTTTCAACCAATTGTTCTTCAATAATTTTTATATCAAAAGAATCTCGTTTGAGTTTAAAAATGAGGTTTTTTTTCCAAAATTCTAAATAATCTTTTGCTTTTTGCTTTGCTAAAGGATCATTAGGATCGTAATAAGCACTTTCTGCGAAAAATTTCTGAGTGTTTCTCATTTAGCATTCCTTAACTGACATTATTTTATCACATTCATAGCATTGTTTTCGTTTGTCTAGAAACGGAAAATGATATTCGCGTTTGCAGGTAGAGCAATTATAGCAATATATTTTTGTCTTATGTAAAGCTGCTTTACTTTTGTACTTGGTTAGCATTGGTTTTATGAGCCTGTAGTATTTCGATGATAGCATCGATTGCAGCGTCTTTAGCGTTGCCGTCTTTTTGGTAATCTTTCTCAAGCATTTCGATTATTGCTGCTACTTGAGTAGAAGTTTTGTTAAAAGTAAAAATGGACTTGCAAGCTTGAAATAGTGCGTTAAACATAAACCCCCATGATATCTTCTGCTGTTATAAGATGATAAGTATAATCTTGATCTTCATAAGCTTGTATGCCTTGATTGTAAGGCTTTACAAAGATAAGATCGTCTACTTGTGCATTGATAGTGGCATCATTACCAATTGCGAATAAACGTGCTTGTTTAGGAATGTTTTCCACGCCTTTTGTTTTTGGAATGATTAGCTTCCCTGGTTCAGGCTCTTTTTCTTTTTCTCTGCCAATGAGAATATATTTACCGATAGGTTTAATCTTCATGATACCTTTTCCAAAAAGTTACAATAAATTTCTTGTTCTTTAAAAGTCCATCCCACATGTGGCCAGTATGCCAACCGTGTATAATGTTTTCATTCTCATCTTTAATGAGAACGAGATCGAAAGGAATGGGAATGAATTCTTTAGCTTTAACCCATCCTTTAAGATCTCTGGGCACATTCATATAAGTTATTTTTGACCGAGGAGTACATTTGTTATACTTACCGATCTGTAGAGTCATTATTTACCTTTTTTCTTTTTTGATTTACCAGCTTTAGACATGGCTATGGCAATAGCTTGCTTTTCTGGCTTGCCTTCGTGACGCTCTGTCCGAATGTTTTCAGAAATAACTTTCTTAGATGAGCCTGATTTGAGTGGCATATAGATCCTTATTTTAGAGGTAATGTTGCTTGAGTTGATATGTCAGGGGTAGTAGTTTGTTGTTCTTCTTCGGTGGTTGTGCCATGAGTATCGAAGTTTTGAAAGGAGATAGTGCAAGAAGTGACACCCAAAGCAAAACAGGCTATGGATAGCATGAGGGTAAAGGTTATAAGGCAACCGAAAGGGGTAAGTTGACGCATAAAACTCCTTTGTTAAATTTCTTTTTACAAAAAAGGGAATGCAAGGTCAAGAAATATTTCTACTTAATATTTTTTTCCACATTTTGGGCAGACTAATTTTCCATTTTCTATATATCCACCATAACATTTATTAATTGAGCAAAATGATATTCCAAAAAGTGCATGCAAAATATCGTATAACATAAAAATTCCTTTATCCAAATAAATCTTACTCTTGATTGATTTTGGCATTAGCCACTCTTTTTTCTGCTATTTCGCAATATTCTTTTGATATTTCAATACCTATAAAATTTATGCCAAGTTCTTTCGCAGCAATCAAAGTTGATCCAGAGCCACAAAAAGGATCTAACAGGATTGGATTATTAGGAGGTGCAAGAAGTTTGATTATATATTTCATTAGTGATATCGGTTTGACCGTTGGATGAAAGTTTTGACATGGTTTGGTTTCTCTTTCAGGTTGTTCTTTTGGTCTGCTAAATCCTCCTGATCCGAAATTAGGATTAGATTGTTTCAAAGGCATTCCTTCAAGCCCTCTGTTTCTTTCTGCTGAAGAGGCTTTAGCACAATAAAAAAATCGTGATGCAACACCTGACGATGCTTCGAATTGATTTATATTTGCTTTTGATCTTCCGTGTTGATAAATTCCTCCAAAAGGTTTATTATCTAAAGGTCTTAATGACCCACTTTTTAAAATCCCCGCTTGTTCATCAAGCATGGAAGCAGCTTCTTCATCCAAGATTATGTTTGCTGGCCATCGGCCTAATCGTTCACTTTTATCTACATTTGCATTTATTTTTTCTGAATGTTTCTGTTTTAACATTTCATCTTTCATCCAAGGTCTTTGAAAACCTTCATGTATTTTACCAATAGAATCTGGGTTTTGCTGTCCACCTCCTAATTTGTCATTAGTGGGAATTCGACTTTCATCAATATTAATTCCACCAATTCCCCATTTTTCGACGTTTTGTTTGTATGTGCCTTCAAGTGGTTTCATGCAAATGATAATAGGTTCGTATGCTGGTTTTAGAGCTGTCCCATATCCTTCAAGCCCAAAATGATTATGACTTTTTGGAAATCCAGAGCCATATAACCACATAATGACATCACGAATTTCCCAGCCTGCTTTTTCTAATGAAATCATAAGATGATGGTGAGTGCGCGAACCTCCAAAAGCTGCAAGCATTGCGCCTGGTTTACATATTCTAATAGCTTCTTTCCATATTTCCTGTGAAGGTGTTTTTGTATCCCATTCTTTATTCATGAAAGAAAGGCCATAAGGTGGATCTGTCACGATAAAATCTATATGATTATTTGAAAATGTTTTCATTACCTCTTGACAGTCACCATGAATAATATCCATGATTATTCCTTAAAGTATGAATAAATTTGACTCGGTTGTGTTATGACGTTGATGTCGATATTGTAAAGTTCCTCGACTTGCTGACGTTTGAGTTTGCCTAAAGGCAAATCTCGACCTTTGGCTTCGAAGAAAAGGACATCTGATGGAGTAAAGACCATGAAATCGATTTGGTGTTTTGCTCCGCCAACAAGATCGAAAGGGATTTGTCGTAAGAAGAAAAGGATTTTCTTTTGTTCCTTAAGACTTAAAAACGTGATGTAGCAATTTTTTTCCAGTTGAGAGGGGAATTTGATTCCAGTAATGGCGCAGGGTCTCGCGCCGTATTTGTGTTTAGGTCTGAATTTCATCATTGTTTTCCTTTTTAATTCTCAAAACCCATCCCATAGGGCTTTTTTCTAACTCAGATGAATGAAATGGAATTCCACGATCTAGCAGAAAATTAAGTGTTAAATAAGTATCTTGACAAAATTTAACTGCCAAAGATGGTTCGCAAGGTTTTGAATCAGTTTGTAGAGATTTGTAAATTAGATCATTCATTTTTGAGTTTCTCTTTTAAAACGTTCGATTTCCTTATCGATATGATCTGATATTTCTTTTTTGATAATATCGGCGTTTATGCGCATTTGAATTGTGATTTCCTCATATGTAGGTTCATAATCTGGTATAGGAATAAATTCATATGGATTTAAATTTTTTATAAATTTATTAAGTTGATTATCCACTTATTTTCCCTCCCTGTCTGATCCATGCCTCGTATGTTGCTTGGACTTCTGGGGTTAGCATATCGACATCGTCAATATGCAAACTTTGATTACCTCCAAGAAAGTAAAGCAATTCGTGTTCCTCTTCGAATTCGACGCGGAAATAGCGCACGGGTTTTTCTTGTTTGTGGCAAGGATTATCATCGATTCGATTGTTGATTTCTCTCATTAAACAAGCTAAATATTTAAATGTGCCAGTATAGCAATCTGAGTCGATAATTTTTTGTAATTTTTCATCAATTTCTTGTTTATTCATAGCTCTTTGATTCCTGTAATGAGTTGTTTTGTGAAAATTTCTTCAAATTTTTCATTTAAATTATAGATATAGTCGGCAAAAAAAACGGTTTCAAAATGCGGATTATTTTGAGTATATTCCCAAAAATCTAGTCTCTGTTTTTGATCTTTAAATTGGAATCTGAAATAGATTGTCAGAAGATTGGCATCGTCGTTTTCAACTTCTTGTTTATTCATAATCTTCCTCGTTAAAAATTGGTGGATCAGGAAAAGGCATCCAGTGCGTGGGTTCAAAATCTATTTCGAGACCATTAAGGCTCACACAATCGAAAGATTCTTCATTTTCAGGATTATGAAATCCTATGGTTACACAGCCAGATACTGAGTCAGCGCAAAGAACTACAAGATTTTCTGGAGGATATTCTTCTTCTAACTCAATCCATTTTTTATCAGACGTCATTTATTTGACCTCTGTTGCATTATTTTGGTAGCAAGCTATATTTTCTACTTCAACATGCGATCGTTGTTCCTGATGCCAAAGAAGCCCGAATTTAGCGACTCCGCGACTATTTATACATTCGTTATATTTATCCAACAGCACTTTTTCAGGAATTCCGTAAAATTCTGCGATTTGACAAACTTTCTCTGAATCAAGCGAGCCTGTTGCCCTTTTCATTTCGATGGAAAAGAGTGTCAATTCTTTTATCTCGAGATGTGCTGCAACATATCGACGACTTAGGCCATGTGCTAGTCGCAGTTTAAAAATAAGTGTGCCGAATTTATACAACTCGATTTCTTTCAAAATCGTCAATACTCGTAACGTAACTAAATCAGCATGTTTCATACATTCCCCTTTTTGATAAATCTTTAAAGCAATTAAGATTTATTTTCAAATTTTAAAAATTATCAATACTGAACCTGGAATACATTTTCTTTTTTAGAATTTAAGAAAACTCTAAAATCATCTCTCATATCTTCAGGAAAATTGGCTTCTTGTCTATATGAATCACCAGAAAATGTTTCAAACCAATATATATCATCATCTATTCTTATGTTTTTTATTTCTTTTACGTTTATAAATATTTCCATTCCGTTAATCGTAATTTTAATAAATTTCATTTTTCACCTTTTTTTTTGTTTTCTGATTCTGCATAATTATCCTTGCAAGCACTTCTTAAAAATGCTTCAGGGTTATTTACTTCTTTTTTTGATTTTCCTGAGAAATATATTTTTTGCTTTTTGAGCATATGCTCAATTTGATCTTTGAAATATGCTATGCCATTCTTATGGATTAGTTTTTCATAAACGTCTAGAGGAATAATCCAATCTTGACCAAATTGCTCTTCACGTGGACACCCTCCCACTTTGCACATTCTTGACTTAAGAGCTTCTCTGTCCATCCATGCTTTAAGTGATCGAGCTGCATCTTTTTCTGCCTCGAATTCTATTTCATTGTTTTTTTCTATATTTTCTTTAGAAACAACAGCAACAACAGCATTCCCCTTTGAAGGGGTAGGGGTAGCAGTTGTTTTTATTAAATGGTTCTTATTAAGTGGTTCTTGTTTATGGGTCGTTTTTGCCCTACCCTGGTGTCGTTTTTGCCCTACCCTAGTGTCGTTTTCGTCCCTACCTATGGTCGTTTTTGCCCTAGGTGGTGTCGTTTTTGCCCTACCCCCATTTTCAAAGTATTTTCCGTTTTCAGGCCATATGTCGACGATAGTTATCTCGCATGTATCTTTATCACCATGAGGTGAAATACGATGCTCACATCGAAGAAGTGGTTTGTTTATAACTGGATTGATTTTGCAAAGAGAATCCCTGATTTTTGGGATTAATTTTTTTGAGATACCGGATTCTTTACATAGGTTTGAAGAGGATTTTGTGCATTTTCCATGATCACCAGCGGCAATTTTTATAGCGACATAAAACGCTATTTCATTTGCCTTTAAACCTAAGCATATCAAAATATTCGGAACAGTTGCGAAATATTTTTTATTGGATTCGTCTTTAATAATTATATTTTCAGACATTCACACCCCACAAAAGTGTTGCTTTTTTTAACGTGAGGATGTATATTTTGACTATCGAGTTCAAGATATCACCCTCGCGCATACCTCGCGCATCTTGGTGAGGAAGGAAGCGTCCAAACTAGCTTCCTCATCAAGACTAAATCACACTATACCTGATCAGATTTTTGTACAATATTTTCTGGATTTTGATTAATTCTGAGGAGACTTTCTATCCAGTCTTCGGCTTCTTTTTTAGACTCAAATTCCATTAATTCAAGTTGGTCTTGAGTTTTCGAACAACCTCTGACTTGATAGATGTTATCAAATTTTCTAATCCAAAACTGTTCGAAATTCTCAAGATTAAACCAGTTGTGATTTTGCGCTCTAAACCACATTTTGTGCCTCCTTTTCAATACTTTCGGATTTTAGGATTTCTGGGTAAGTAACGAGTCCTTTTGTTTTTTCTTCAATTTCTTTAGCAATTCTTTTTCCAGGCCTTTTGCCGTTCACAATATGCGATATAGTGATGTTGTTGCATCCACATAAGTCTGCAAAATATCTTTGTGTTAGTCTGTTTTTAAATAGATAAGTTCTTAAATCCATATAATAACTCCTTTTTTGGATTTTCTACATGTTATATGAAGTGGTAATTTTAATCAAGGCAAGAAAAGTTCTTGCATAAATGTTAGCTAATGTGTTATACTGGTGATATCAAACAACGGTCTCCCTGACAAGTCGATCAAGAATCGACCAGGTTGTAGCAGTTGCGAGATAAAGAGGCTATCATGATGCCCTATCACGATGATAGGTCAGGATGATAGGGAGTCGGTTACAAAATGTTACCATCTGAGGTAAAAATGTTACGAAGCGAAGAAGATATGATGGAAAATTATTTCTACGAAATAGCAACAAATATCATCATTAAACTACATAATTACATGGGTAGAGAATGGAATGCCAGATGCGCAAGTTTATTGTTTGACCAAGCCAAAATGAAGGTTGAAGGGGAAAGTCTTAGAGACTGGCTATGTGAAGTATTAGATTTAGATGAAAAAGAAATGGCTGTATTAGAGAGTGATGAAAAAAAGTTTAGTAAAATTGTATATGATGAAATGGCAGACGCCAAAGGAGAATCGGAATATGACTCATATTGCGACAGAGAATCAGGATTTGAAAGTCCTTATTGAGCTTGCAGATCAAATGTGTGAGAGAATGGATGCTTATGTTAAAAATAGCAATGAATATTGTGATACAGTTATGTATGACATAGAGCAGTGCATGTGGGACATACACCGCTCGAGTCGTGATCTCAAAGAGATCTATGCTTATTTTGGTTGAAAAGCTTGGCTATAATTGATCGAAAATTATAGCCACGTCAAACACGTGAATTGTTATTTGCTAAATCTTCAACAATTAAACCTTACAGGATAAGGAGATTTATGGACAATGGAAATTTAATTAATAGTCTACATTTGGATCGTCTTCAGAAATGGGAGGATCAGAGTAAATTAGATTCAAAAAGTATCAAGCGTAAATTTTTTGGATGTCAAGCGGATTTACATGAAGATTTTACCGATTTGACAAAAGAGCAGATCGAAGAACTTTATAAAGAAATATTTGGATTTTAGGAGATAAAAATGAGTAACGAAGTAGCAATAAGAGACAACGACTCAATAAAAGATATTGAGAATATCAATCAGGTTGTACATAGCCTAATGAAACTGCCTCATTATCAGAAAATGGGAATAGACAATATCGTTGCGATTGTAAGCAAAGCAAAGTCATTGAATATAGATTATATCTATGCTCTAAATGGCGGATTATTCAGCTTGAAGGGTAAGATAGGCATGCCTGCGGAAACAATGGCGGCTATGATTAGGGAAAAAGGCCATAGCATAACGAAAGATAAGGCATCAAACGATACGTGCTGCATCTTGCATGGTAAAAGAGCCGATAATGGAGACACTTG